GCACACTCTTACCAGCCTTCATATATTTATTCAATCCATTAACGCCTCGAGGAAACGCAATGTCTTCAAACGGCATCTTGTTGAACTGAGAACGGAAGTCACTGATATATTCCTGAACTGTATTCTCATTTGTATTCATGATCAGATCGAGCGATTTCTTAATCGCATCACGGCAGCTTTCTGGAGTCGAAGACTTGACAGCTTCGATGCCCATCATCTTTAGCTTTGGCTTCTCATAGCGAACACCTTCGGAGTCATGCACGTTTAGGATATATCGCTTTTTCGCAGTCCAGATACCCTTGTCGGCAATGACCTCGCGCTTCATGCTCATCTTCTGATCAAAGGCACCTACACTTTCAGCAAGATCCTTATAGATGCTATCAATAATGGGTTCAATAATTTCTCGAGCCGCTCGATCCAGGAAAGAGACAATCTTCTCTGTTGTAACACCATCCTTCTTACCAAACGTCTTGTCAACAAGGTCATCAAGAACAATGTATAGCGAGTCCGTATCTGAAGCAATGACATAATCTTTTCTCCCTGTCCCTAGAGTCTTGTTGAGCCATTCGTTCAGACGGTTTTCTGCCCAACGGATAGAAAGCTGACCACCAGTTGTAATCGCTGTTGCCTGATCGAGATTGAAGAAGCGGAAATACTGGTTTCCGATTGCGCCATAAGCTGAGTTTAGCTGAACCTTTCTAGCAAGCTGCATGTTCTTATATCGCGAGATATCTTTGCTGTGTTGTAACTTGCTCTCTGCATCCTTAGCCTTTTCGTATGCTTTCTGCGCCTCGATCATTTTGTCTTTATAGACGACACGGTCATTGTACATACGCTGCATCATCTCTGGCAGAAATCCCTGACCATCGTTGCTAAAATAGCATCCGTTTGGCGTGAGGCTGTACCCATCGATTTTAGCAATGTTGCCATTCAGGATTTCCTCAACCGAAGTCGAAGTCCTGCGTGTATGATCCAGTTTTTCTGGAGAGATATTGTACTGCATAATCAGATGCGGATACAGAGAGTTCAAGTCGAAGGAAAGAACCCACTTGTGCATACCGATCTGTGGTTTCTTCACATATGCTCCAACGTATGCGCCTTCTTTGTTTCCCCCACCAGTTAGAGGGACCGCAATTTTTTTCTTCCAGAGATGGTTATGAATCAGCACATCCCACATGCGCACCTGCGTGAACACATCATGAATATTGACCTTGGCGTCATAGGCGAGGGTCAACGCCATATCAATGAGTTTCATCTTATCGTCGATCTTATCGACCAGTTCAACGTCCTTGATGTTATAATCAATGAACTTCTGATAGTCATTACGATATAGACCATGCAATGTTGCATATTCAGAGTAATCTAGTTTGTTTTCTCCGAGTTCAACGTGTGCGATATGGTCGAGGCGATATGACTCTTGCTGAGAATATGTGAACTTCTTGTAGAGTTCGAGATAATCGAGGTTCGTAATACCAGCAAGATTGATAGAGGTTTGCATCTTTCCATGCATCGTGATTGTCCGCTCATTGAACAGACCCCAAGGAGAAAGACGCTTGGCGAATTCTTCACCAAGAATGCGCGTAATCCTACGAACCATGTAAGGAATATCGAAGAAGCTGGTGTTCCAGCCAGTAATCAAATCGGGATGACCACCAGAAGCCCACTCAACAAGGAAGCGATGAAGGAGTTCATGCTCGTTCTCGCATTTGATGTATGTCACATCTTTCCTTGTGGTTTCATATTTCCCACAGCCGAAAACAATAAATCTGCCACCGATCTTCATTGTGATTGCAGTAACAGGTTCATCGGCAGTGTTTGGATCAGGAAAGCCATTTTCCGAACCGACTTCGATGTCGATGTTGACAACTTTCATAAGGTCGCGATCGTAGCGAACTTCACCAGGAAATGCTTCGTTGATAAACGTATATTCGAAACGAGGCATACCATAAACATCAAACCCATGGACTCCCTCGTATCTTTTTATGAATTCCTTGGCTTCATAAATGCTTTCGAACGTCATCGGCTCGACAGGATTTCCGTAGATATCCTTCCAGCCAGACTCAGCTTTTTGAGATGTGACAAACATGGTTGGACGGTAGCGAACCTTCTTCTGGAATCGCTGACCGTCTTTGTAACCACGAACTAGGATTTGACTGCGGAGGCAGATGGCATTAGTATAAAAGATCATAATGTAATTGTAGTCAATAACACGCCAAAAGTAAAGGGAAAATTGTTGTTATATTATAACCCATTGAAGAAATTAAAGCGATTTTACCATCGCCTTTAGTCTTACACGTTCCTTAGCTGGTAAAGGGATAAGTCCCTTTTCGACTGCTCGACCTGCTTCACCAATGAGTCGGTCACTCACAAATAACTCGACGTACTCTTTGATTCCTGGAATAAAACCAATATGTTCTTTCTTTACATAAAAGAACAGTGAGCGGCTAACCTTATACTTGCCGCCTGCAATATTTTCAAAGGTTGGTTGTGCGCCTTCAATGGTTGCCCCTTGAATCTTATCAGTGTTAGCATCTAAAAAGCTGAAGCCAAACACACCAAATGCGTTTGGATTGCTTACTAGCTTTTGTACGATTAGGTTATCGTTTTCACCTGCTTCAATAAAAGCACCATCTTCACGGATACCATGAGCTACTGCCTTGAACTTCTTCTTGTCTGACTTACGGAGTTCCTTTAGTTCTTTAAATGCCTTTGCTCCGCCTTCCATTGCGATCTCGACGAAAGCGTCGCGTGTGCCTGAAGTTGGTGGTGGACCTAGAACTTCAATACGTTGATTGGGGAGATCTGCCCGTACATCCTTCCAAGTCTTGTTTGGATTTGGAATAAATCCACCCTTGCCGTCTGGAATATCTTTGGCGAGCGCTAGGAAAATATCTCTCAATGTGAGAGAAATTTGCACACCCTCTTTAGAGTTTGCAATTACAATGCCGTCAAACCCAATCTTAATTTCAATTGGCGTCACCCCATTGGCTTTACATCTTTCTACTTCACCCTTCTTAATTGGACGGCTTGCGTTTGTCAAGTCTGGGTGTTGTACTCCTATACCAGCACAGAACAGCTTCATGCCGCCGCCTGTACCTGTTGATTCAACAACTGGTGCCTTAAACTTTGTTGAAATGCCAAATGTCTCTGATGCTACAGTAGCGAATGGAAAAACCGTTGATGATCCAACGGTTCTGATTTGATCTCTAGCAAATGCTGAGTGTGTTGTTGCAGCCAAAATAAAGGCTGTGGTTATTAAAAAGAGTTTTTTCATTTTGATTTTCTCCATAGTTAATGACACACCGCTATGTATTACGATTAATCAAAATGACTTCAAATGGTAATAAAAAACTTAGATGGCACGCATTCTATCTACAAGTCTCTGAGCGCGATTCGGCACCTGACGATACCAAGCAGAATCTACCATTTCGTCGGCAGCTGCATTCCAGTCACGTGCATCAACGCCAGCCTTCATTCCCTTAAACTTGGATAGGCGAGGATAGCCAAGATTGAACATCATGTTCGCGATGATTTGCTGGGCTTCTTCGGGAAGATCATTGAAATCTTCATAAAGTTTGCAGCAATCACTCAATACCACTTGGACATCTTCTTCGAATGCGGTCCGAACACGCTCCTCGGAAACTCCCGTTCCAACAGGCTGTCCACTTTCTTCGTCAGAATCTTTGATAAGATGACCAACACCAAAGGTAGGATAGCCAAGGTGATCAAGATAAATTTCATATTTCACACCTTCATCTACTTCTAGCTGCTCGCGCAGTGCATTAATATCCATTTTGCCCTCTTATAAATTAAGAATCACAAGTATATATTACTTTGCGGCAGTAACTATCTCAAAAAGTTTTTTGCGTAGAATCTCTCTTTGCTTTTCTTCGCATGCGTAGAAACGAGCGGCGATTTCTCTGGCATGGCTAAAGAGAAAGACCTTATCGATGAAAGTCATTTGTGAATTTCCTTTGTAATTGTTGAGTGAATGTCGTATTCTGGCTTTCCAAAAATTAGCGACAGAATAATATCGAATATGCTTTTGCTTTCTTCCGATTTGATTGGTGAAGCAAGCAAAGAATGATCAACCATTTTTATCTCCAAAAGTTTGGGGGGACCGAAGTCCCCCCATTTTTTTTATTCTGCGAGAAATTCTTTCTCGCCTTCTACGACCCCATTGATGGGGATCATTCGGGGTTTCTTGTTATCGGGAACGATACGCTCAAGACTGATAGTCAGCAAACCATTTACCATCGAGGCACCACGGACTTCGATATCATCGGCAATTGTGAAGGTGCGCGTGAATTTCTTATTGGAGATCCCACGATACAGGATATCCTTTTTCTCATCAGAAGTTTCATGCTTCGAACGCACGGTGATAACACCTTCTTTCACTTCGACCTCTAGATCCTTTTCGTCGTAGCCAGCGAGAGCGATTACAATAGAGAACTGGTTTTCGCCATCTTTACGAATATCATAAGGCGGAAACCCAGTCGATTGAGTTTGATGTTCCATATAATCAAAGACTCTGTCGAAAACTCTATCGAAACCAACAGCATAAGGCGTCAAACGATTGATGTCAAATGTTGGAAACTGATGTACCATTTTATCCTCCTATTAAGCAAGTTTATAAACGATGAGGATCCATTAGGCATCCTCATCATTAGTATATAGTGACTTGTAGGTATTTGTTAAACAAAACTTCGTGAAGATTTGGTTCCCAATAGTTGGGACCCTTTAGAACCTTTCCATCTTCACGATATATTGGCTTGCCGTCTTCACCGAGTTTACTCATGTTTGACGCATGAACTTCGCGGAAACAATCGTCCAAATCAATACCATAGGCAAGACCTGCACCATAAACGACATAGAGCAGATCGGTAAGAGCATCGGCAACTTCAACGATGTCCTTTTGTTGTACTGCCTCTTTGAGTTCGTTGAGTTCTTCCTCAATAAGACTTGTGCGCAAAGAAACAATCTCATCGCTTGGGAATTCGGGAGAAGCCTTAACCTCTTGCCCAAACGATTCCATAAATTCTCTGACTTTTCTGAAGTTCGTTTTGTATTGATTCATAGTGTACATTTCACCCTTCTCTATTAATCTCGCTTCTTTCCAATATTGTATTTTGACTCAAGATTCCACTCGTTCTTTTCTTTGTGCGAAATGATTTTAACGTGTGAAATAGGAGCCATGTTTTCTTTCACTACAGTTGGGTTCACCAACGAAACCAATCCCCACTGCTCAAGAAGATTAGCTATCGTGTTGCGTCTTGCTTTATCTTCATCAGAGAAGTTGGATGGCTTGCCATCAAGGGCGAACAGTTCCTTGAAGTGCACAATGAAATATCTTTTCTGCTTGTGCAGAATATGGCAGGATTGATATAGGACTTTGTCTTTACGGGAAGCGATACCAATGCGCGTTAAAGTTTCGCGAACTTTGAGGAAATCTTCAGAGTTACTTAGCCTTACCTCCACCATCTCATTTAGATCCACCATTTTTACCACCTTTGATTATCTTTTCTTTAATCATGGCAACTTGCTCTTTAGAGAGCGCGGCAATCGCAGATTCAGCTTTGGCTCGGCTATAACAAAAGAACTCCATGACAGCTTCCAAATCTTCGTTTTTCGTGGGCTTTGCCCATTTCGCGAAACGCTTCCTTGGTCTAAGCATATTTATAAAAAAGTCGTATTGTAGAAGGTTGTCTAGGTGGCTACGCTGGTTGATCTCGTTCGCAAAATACACACAATCCTGATGATAAGATAGAGTACGATTTACGATGAATGGCTGATAACCCTTCTCTGCCAGTTCATCATTCTCTGTACCGCGCATCATATCTTTCTTGTTGTGTGTAATAGAATTGACATAATCAAATGGGGTCATTACACACTCTCTTTCTTAACTCTGTGGTAGAGAATCGGTGATCGCGTGAATTGAAATACAACTCAATCCCACGCTTCTTACAGATATCTCTACCTGTGAAATCCTTATCCTTATACTCTACACCAAGAATACGAACATCGATTGGATAACTAGAAAGAATATCCTCTAGATCTTCTTCCGTGGAGTAGGGAATAATCTCATCAACGTATTTGACTCCCGCAAGCTGGGTGTATCTTTCAACGATAGATTGAACAGGTTTATTCTTAGTGTTTGGTCTATCGATTGTTGGATCTGTCTGAAGAGCAACGATAAGGTAGTCGCACTGCTCTTTCGCTTCTCGTAGCATTAAGATATGCCCAGCGTGAAGCAAATCAAAAGTCGAAGCTGTTATTCCTACCTTCATCAATGTGATCTTTTACCATCGAACACACAGACGAAGTAACACCCCTGATCCCCTGCATGAACTCTATGAAACACACCATCAGGAATAAGGACAATATCATTCTCGTGAAAGGGAATTGTATTGTCGCCAACCTCGATCTCGCCAGAGCCATCAATGAAGAAGTAGATTTCTTCCTGACCTTCATGCGAGTGACCAGTAGTGCTACACAAAGCATTCAACATCGTGGAACTCAGAACAAGATTATTGAGAGTCTTGTTATCTTTTACGATGTATCGTTCATCTTCCTTGACGATATCACCACCAATATCATCTATGTTTATCATGATGCAACCTCTGACAAAATTTGTTTGAGCGAATTATTTGTGAACCTATACCGATTGGACCATGTTTCATGTGATTCATTCGCACCGAAAATGATTTCAGGTTCATCGGTATCATTATAAAATAACATAGAGGAAACAATATCAATGTCACTATCAAAACGTAAAGAACAACTAATTTCTAAAATGACATCCTTTATTTCTTCGTCTTTGTAATCATAAAGCTCCATCTGCCCCTCATCTCCTGGAACATTGCGATGATGGCAAATTTTCTTAATGGTCCTTTCACCAATCCATGTATCATCATTATTGTGTAATTGAATTTTGCCATAAACTTTAAAATTAGAACCACCCTGTCCTCTTCCCCTTTGTATTGGGTTCAGAGCCTTACCTCTTCCGAGTTTTAAGATACCACGAGCAACTATGTTAGGATCCTGATGATCTACTGTGTGCATTCTACCTGCATACAAACAAAAATCATTGTCCTTTCCAAAAAATTCTGTATGCTTATGGTATCCCATTCCTTCAAATGTTTTCATTTTGCAAACTCACAATCTACCATGATTTCGGTGAAGCAAGCAGCCAGATTGATTTCCTGGTCAACAACAAACGCCGACTTGTACTGGTAGTCGGCAAGCACCAGAACCAATCTTGGAATGCTATCTTGTTTTAGAAAATTATGGGCAGTGTCATACAACTTACGAAACAAGACATTGACATCCTGTTCGCTGTTGGTGCCGACCCACTTTCGCATCGCGGCAAAGTTCTTTTCGCGAAGCGTCTTCACCAAATCGGTGATCTCGACATCAGAAATATCTGCGAGGATACCTGTGTCGATCTTACCAGAAGCGCCATACCTCTGAAGTTCATTCAGCACACGCCGCCAGTCTGGCATATGTTTCATGAGAACTTCGGCGACAACTTTCTTTTCGTACTCGATACCTTCTTTCTCAAGAATGTTGCAAGCACGTTCGAGAAACTGCGACGCCAGCTTAACTTTATCTTTGTTGTTAATCTTGAAGTCGATCACCGAACACCGCGAATGAAGCGGATCGATGATACGATTCTTGAAATTACAAGTTAAAATAAAGCCACAGTTGTTTGAGAACTCCTCCATAAAATTGCGGAGGGCTGGCTGAGTAGAGTTGGGATTGAGATAATCAGCCTCATCGAGGATGACATACTTTCGACCCTGCGTGAACGATACTGTACCAGCAAAGTTACGAATATCGTTACGCAGGGTGTCGATATTGCCATTCATAGAGCCGTTGATGATAATCGAATCGGCTTCTAGTTCGTCGAGCATTGCTCGAGCGACGCTAGTCTTACCAACACCTGCGGTGCCAGCAAGCATGAGATTCGGAACATTCTTATCATCAACAAACTTCTGAAACATCGCCTTCAATTCAGAAGGAAGAATGCAGTCAGAAATTTTATGTGGTCTGTACTTCTCAATCCAGAGAAAATCTTCACGCATCACATCACCATAATAAAAGTTTCAGATTAGGATTCGAACTTAGAGGAAGTCTCTGTAGCAACCCAATACTGAATAGAATCATCTTCTGTCGACCAGTGTGAGATACCCTTCGCGGAAATCTTCACATTGTAATCACGGGACAGCATCTTCAGGTTTTCAACCTTGAAGATCATCGTGAAGGTGTTCTTGGTTTCGCCAACAGGCATCTCAAACTTATTAGATCCCTGATTGCGAGAGTCAATGGCGCTGAGGTATGCCACCCCATCACGACCAACAAAAGCAACTTCAGGGAGATCGAGAATCCCAGCCATCTTGAGTGCGCTGCTCATTGCCTTTTCCTGAATGGTAAAGGAAACTTCAACAGAAGGCAGAGAAATCTGCTTATCGGGAGGAGTAATGATATTTTCGGGAGCGGCATAAGTTAGATACGCAGTGCCGCCAGAACCATTGCTGATCTGCAGGTTCTTCTCGTTGAAGTTCAGGTCGGGATCTTCAAACGCAGAGAAAGTTGAGAGAAACTGATTCATATCGAAGATGGCGAATTCACGAGGGAACTCCTCTCCGATCTTTGCCTCAGCAAGCACACTCTTCTGAGGTGAAACTGTACGGAGGGTGTTACCCTTTTTAAACAGAAGGGACATGTTGATTGTAGCAAAGTTCTTGAGAACTTCACCAGTTTCCTTAGAGATCTTCATAATATATTTTCCTTTCGTATTAGCCTTGAGCAAGATGCTTCTTGCCAATTGCTTTAGGATCAACGGTAGCAGCTGCACCGATCTGTGCAAGATCAATGAGACTACCACCGAACACATATGTGCCTGTATGCTGTAACTTCATCCATGGGCACAACCACACTTTGACTCCAGCATTACGAGCATACTGGCAGAACATATAATCTTCCGACAGATATCTCTTCGACTTTGGGTCGATGATGCAATCAAAGAAAGCCATGATCTCGCGAGAGCCATCAAAGTGCTGAGTCCTCGCATGATCTGGTTTGTACATAAACTCTGGATATGCTTCCGCGTACTTTTCGAAAGCACTACGCTGGATAATCATGAAACCTGTGCCACCCTCAAGCACTTCACAGGGTTCATCGAGGCGAATCTCTGTGCTACCCTCAACAGGGTTGAACACATAATCACCAACGTATCGTTCGAGGGTTTCTGGATCCTTGTCGGCGAACCCCTTGTCCACTGCTCGCTTAATCTTTTCCCAAGAGATACACTTCTTAGGATAAGGTCCGCAAACAATCTCCTTATCGGTTCCTGGCTCAGCAATAACCGATAGCGCGATGACATCGTTAGCGTCAAAGCCAATGTCCGCATCGATAAACATAAGGTGGGTATAGTCTCCGCGCATGAACTCATCAACCAGATAGTTCCTAGCGCGAGTGATCAGACTTTCGTTGTAGAGATAGAAGAAATC